GCTCCGATCGACTACCGGGGCAACCCGGACGAGTACGTGCGCGAACTCCGCGAGGAAGCGAAGAACCACCGCCTCGCCGCCGAGAAGGCGCAGCAGGAGCGCGACGCCGCCGCGAGCGAGCGCGACACCGACCGCGCTGCGCGTGATTCCCTCGCCCGCGAGAACCACCTCCTCCGCGTCGCCGGCAAGTACGGCGCGAACGCGGACCTGCTGCTGGACTCCAGCAGCTTCATGAAGACCTTCGCCGACATCGACCTCTCCGACGAGGACGCGGTCAAGACGGCGATCGAAGGCGCGCTCGAGAGGAACTCGGCGTTCAAGGCAGGACCGATCCTTCCCGGCACAAGCGGTGGCGGGCATCAGGGCGGCGCTGCACCCACCACCACCCCGACCCTCGAAGGCGCCGTGAAGTCGGCGCTCGGGGGCTAGCTCCCCGGAAGGGAGATGAACCATGCCCGTTACCCTCACTGAGGCGAAGAACAACGCCGTCCAGGACCTGGACGTCGCGGTGATCGACGAGTTCCGCAAGGAGTCGGCGATCCTCGACAACCTCATCTTCGACGACGCTGTGAACCCGGTCGGCGGCGGCGCAACGCTCGAGTACGGCTACCGTCGCCTGGCGACGCAGCGCTCGGCCGCGTTCCGCGCCTACAACACCGAGTACACGCCCGAGCACGTCACCACGACGAAGGTCAACGTGACCCTCGCCCCGCTCGGTGGCTCGTTCGAGGTCGACCGCGTCCTCGCGAAGGTCGGCCCCGCCGCCTCCGGCTCGGTCGCGCTGAACCTCGCGCAGACCATCAAGTCGACCGTGACGAAGTTCCAGGACGCCGTGATCAACGGCGACACCGCTGTCGACGCGAACGGCTTCGACGGCCTGGACAAGGCGCTCACCGGCTCCACCACGGAGCTCGGCACCGGCGCCGTCACCGACTGGCGCTCGTTCGCCGCGTCCGACGCGCAGCACGCTGCACTCGACGCGATCGACGAGTTCCTCTCGGCGCTCGACGGTGCACCGACGGTGATCTTCGGCAACGCGAAGGCCCTCGCGAAGGTCCGCGCCGCGGCACGCCGCGCAGACATGTACGTCCGCTCCCCGCTCGAGAACCTCGCCGGCCCCAACGGCCGCCCGATCGTCCGCGAGCAGTACGGCGACATCGTCTTCATGGACCCGGGCGCGAAGCCCGGCACCAACAACCCGATCATCCCGATCGTCACCCGTACCGTCGCGACCGTGTCCACCACGGGCCTGACGGACCTGTACGCGGTGCGCATCGGCCTCGACGGGTTCCACGGTGTGTCCACGGCCGGCGGCCAGATCGCACAGACCTGGCTGCCCGACTTCTCCACGGCCGGCGCCGTGAAGAAGGGCGAGGTCGAGCTCGGCCCCGTCGCCGTCGCCCTCAAGTCCACCAAGGCCGCTGCGGTTCTCCGCAACGTCCGCGTCCAGTAAGGAGCTGGATCATGGCGAAGAAGACCATCAAGACCCCCGTCGAGGGGTTCAACGGCATCGTCGCGGGCGTTGCGTTCACGGACGGCGTCGGCCACACCGACGACGAAGGCGCGATCGCGTACTTCGAGCGTCAGGGCTACGAGGTCGCGGGCGACGTGTCCGAGGACATCGAGCGGGACTACCCCCTGGGCGACCCGTCCGACAAGTGGACCAAGGCCGAGCTGCTCGCGTACGCGAAGGACCGCGGCATCACGATCGAGTCCGACGTGAAGACGAAGGACCAGATCTGGGCGGCGATCCAGCCCGGCGGCACCCCCTACAAGGGAGTCACCACCCCCGAGGGAGAGGCGCTCGTCAACGACAGCACCGACCCCGAGGACCAGACCGTCAAGAACCAGGAAGACCTCCCGGTCAAGTGACGTCACCGCTCCCGGTGCGGCGTGTATGCGCCCGCTGCACCGGGAGCACCACCGACACGTAGCTCAGCGGATAGAGCCATGGCGCGCAGGTTCGAGTCCTGCCGTGTCGACCAACACACATCACCGGTCGAGGAGGCCACCATGCGTATCACCCACCCACGCCCCGAGCTGGGCCGCCAGCGTGCACTCGGTGTCGAGTTCCGTGACGGTGTCGCAACCGTCGAGTCCCTGCACCCCGAGCGCGAACTCGCCCTGCGCCAGCATGGGTTCGGCATCGAAGCAGATCCGGAGGTCGAGGCCCCGTTCCAGGAGGGCCTCGGCGAGCCGATCATCGACCTCACCTCGCTGACGGTGCCTGAACTGCGCGAGATCGCAGACCAGGAGGGCATCGAACTGCCCGCCAAGGCGCGCAAGCCCGAGATCGTGGAGATCCTGGCGCAGACCTCGAAGCCGATCCCCAGCGCGACGCAGAACGAGGACGGCAGTTGGACGATCGAGGGCCAGCCGGTTCCGGAGGGCGCCCCGCTCGAGGGCCCGTTCGGCACCGCGGTTCTCACGGACGGCACGGTCGTCGGCGACGGCACCAGCCTCGCCACGCTCGACCCCATCGAGGACTGACATGGTGATGCGCGTCTACGCCACCGAGGCGGACTACAACGCTGTCGCGGAGGAAGCCTGGACCGGTGACGTGGGCGTGCTCACGAAGCGGCTGCGCGCCGCGTCCGTCGAGGTGGAGAAGGTCACCCGCCTGTCCAGGTACGACGTCGATGAGGATGGGTTCGCGACGGACCCGGACATCGCGGACGCCTTCACGGAGGCGACGTGCGCGATCGTCGAGCACTGGGAGGACACCGGCGACCCTCGAGGCACGGATGCCGCGCAGGGTGCGGTGAAGATCCTGTCCGTGTCTCTCGGCACGACCTCGTCGAACCAGGACAGCGCGAGCGCGCACGACAAGCTCGTCACCCGGATCGGGAGCCGTGCGATCGACGTCCTCACGAACGCCGGACTGCTCAGCGCCGCCGTCGCCCACTAGGAGGACCGATGCCCCGCCTCCGCAAGAAGCACCTCCCCCAGCGGGTCACGATCATCCCGTTCGTGGGTGACGGGCCCGAGGGTGACGTGTGGGGCGACCCGGTCACCGACGTGCCGGCGTACGCGGAACAGAAGACGACCCTCAAGGTCGACCGCCGCTCCACCTCCCCCACGTCCGGGCAGGAGATCACGTCCCGCGCGACCGTCGTCCTCCTCCCCGAGCACGACTACCCGCCGCGCACGAAGGTCACGATCTTCGCCGGCACCCCGCGGGAACGCACCTCCGAGGTGATCGATTCCGCTCTCGGCATGTACAACGACCGCACCCCGAACCACGTGGAGCTGTACCTCGAGTAGGGAGCCGTCATGGGCGTCCAGTACACGAACAACTTCGGCGGCATCGGTCGGGAGATCATCGCGGGCACCCGGCAGGGTGTCGGGCGCGCGGGCGAACGCCTCCTCGCGCTGTCCGCCGCGGAGGTCCCGCTCGAGCTCGGCACGCTGCTGGGGTCCGGCAGCGTCTCCACGCCGCTCAGTTCCGCCGACGAGATCGTGGCGCAGGTCATCTACGACACCCCTTATGCGGCGCGACTCCACGAGCACCCCGAGTACGAGTTCCAGAACGGCCGCAAGGGCAAGTACCTCGAAGACCCGGCCCTTGAGCACCGCGACGAGCTCGGCGACATCGTCCGCAAGGAGGCCCGTGGTGGCTGACGCGCCCGAGATCATCCTGAACCGTGCGCTCGCGGAGTTCCTCGATGAGCACGACCTCGCCGTGTACCAGACGACCGGGACGATCCCCGAGCGCGGTATCCGTCTCGACGGGGTCATGCCGACCGGGCGCGCTGAGTTCACGCTCCTCACACCCCTCCGCCCGATCCCCGACGGCCGCGCCGACATGCTCTACCGGACGCAGATCTTCACGCAGCGCGTCGGCTCCCCCAACACGATCCGCACCTGGATGGCCAACCTACGCGCAGTCCTGGACCAGAAGGAATACACGCCCGCCGTGCTCGGCATCTCGTGGGCGTTCGAGTTCTCCGCGGTCGACTTCGACCGCGACTCTCAAGGCCGCGTCTCCGCGGCCGCGACCTACCACTTCCGCGGGCGCCGCCCGTAGAACCGCCGGAAGCGCCGGCACACACCCATCCGAAGGAGACGGCATGTCCGATCACACCCTCTACGACACGACGGCGCCCTCCCAGGGTTCCCTCGCGCTCGCCCACCAGAAGATCCTCCGCTGCAAGCAGTCCGGGGTCTTCATCAACATCACCGGCGACATCAACAACCTCGCCGGCAACCCCACGCCCATCGAGGTGCAGCGCGAGGTGTACGGCACGAAGGCCCGCACCTCGTCCGACATCATCGGCTACAACTTCGCCCCGTCGTTCTCCGTGGAGGGCGTCCGCGACCCGGTCACGAAGCAGCTCGTCCCCGCACAGGCGTGGCTCGTCGACCTCCTCGACGCCGCGTTCAGCGAGGGCGCCGCGAACAAGCGCGAGTTCCAGTGGGGTGACGCGCTCGACGAGCGCCTCCCCTGGTTCGAGGGCCTGTTCTCCGTCGCCGTCGCCGACTTGAACACCGGGTACGCCGACAAGGGCGGCTGGACGTTCACGCTCAAGAACGACGGTGTCGTGGAGCGCATCGCATCCCCGATCGCCGGCGACGGCAAGCCGATCCTCGAGTCCGCCAGCCCCGCCGGTCAGACCGTCGGCGACATGATCGTCGTCCGCGGCTACGGCCTGTCCACGTTCGTCTCCGCGACGATCGACGGCGCCGCGGTCCTCGAGTCCCGCATCGTCGACGACAACGCCGTGGTGCTGCTCATTCCGGCGACCGTGTCGGGTTCCGCTCCGATCGTCGTCACGAACGCCGCCGGCGCGTCCACGGCGCTGCCGTACACCGCGGCCTGACCGGAAGGAAGCAGGGTTCCTGATGGTCACCGCACACGAGGTCGGTCGCGACCTGCACCTGACCGTGGAGGGGGTCGCGCCGTACGTCGTGCGTCCCCTTCCCGGCCGGGTCGGCGAGCAGATCACCCACACGTACCTGAACGCCGCCGTCGGCCTCGCCTCCACGGAGGAGATGACCGACGCGTTCCGCATGGCCCTCGACGGCGCTGTCCGCGACGGCGACCTGTTCGTGCCACTGCCCGAAGACGAGCAGCACAACTACAACCGCATCCGCAACGAACTCCGCACCGCCGAAGCAGAGTCCATCCTCATGCCCGCGTTCCTCTGGCAGACCGTCCTCGGCCTCTCCGGTGTGACCGCGTTCATCGAGGGCGGTGAAGGCGTCGCCGGCGGGGTAAAAGCCCTGTGGGCGCTGACCGCGCGTTTGGGGATCTCTCCCTCGCGGACATCGCCCAGTTCGGTCTTGGACGAGCTGACCCGGCTACAGGCCGCTACCCCGAGTACGTCTTCCCTCCCGGGTGGCGTGAAGCCCGGGAAGCAGCCGCAGGACAGGCAGCCGAAGCAGACCGGCGCCTGACCGGCGCGTCCGCCCGTGACATCTGGACCCGCGCGCTCCCGCAGCTGCGCGGGGAGGTCGAACTCGACCTCGCACAGGCCCACCTGATCCCGGACCTCGACCGCGCGCTCGACACGCGCACCTGGCATTTCGTTCGCTCCGCCGTGAACCGGCTGATGGACACTGAACCCTCATGGCTGCGAAGGACGGTGACCGCCGATGTTCGACTCCGGGTCGATCGTATTCAGCATCAGGGCAGCGGGAGCGCTGGTCTTCCAGAAGGACATCTCCGACGCGGAGAAGGCGACTGAGAAGCTCGCGAAGTCGTCCGAGACCGCGTCGTCGAAGACGGAGCAGCTTGGTGGCAAGCAGGAGAGCGCCGCGCAGAAGGCGAAGCAGCTCGCCCAGGCTCAGGCCGACGCGGAGAAGGCGACCCGCGATTACTCCGACGCGCAGGACGCCGTCGGGAAGGTGCTCGTCACCGCCGGAGCCGCGATCGTCGCGACGACCGGCCTGACGGTGAAGGCCGCGATCGACTGGGAGACGGCCTGGGCGGGCGTCACGAAGACCGTCGAGGGCACCCCCGAGATGCTCGCCGACGTCGAGAGCGGGCTCCGCGGGCTCACCTCCGTGCTCCCCGCTTCGCACGCGGAGATCGCCGCCGTCGCTGAGGCCGCTGGCCAGCTCGGCGTGAAGACGGAAGACGTCGTCGGGTTCACCCGCACGATGATCGACCTCGGCGAGACGACGAACCTGTCGTCCGACCAGGCCGCAACCTCGCTCGCTCAATTGATGAATATCATGGGGACCGCGGGTGAGGACGTCGACCGTCTCGGGTCTACGATCGTCGCGCTCGGCAACGACGGCGCCTCCACCGAGGCTGAGATCGTCGCCATGGCGCAGCGGATCGCCGGTTCCGGGAAGCTCGTTGGCGCGACTGAGGGTGAAGTCCTCGCCCTCTCGAACGCTCTCGCGTCGATGGGTGTCACCGCCGAGCTCGGTGGTGGCGTGGCGTCCCGCATTCTGCAGGACCTGTATTCGGCCGTCCAGACCGGCGGCGACCGCCTCGCGGCATTCGCCGACGTCGCCGGCGTCTCCGCGCAGGACTTCGCGACCGCGTTCAAGAACGACCCGGTCCGCGCAATGGGCGACTTCGCCACCGGGCTGAACGGTGTCGAAGCGTCCGGTGGCAACGTCGTGCAGACGCTCTCCGACTTGGGCTTCAAGTCCACCGAGGAGCAGCGTATCCTGCTGCAGCTGAAGTCCGCCGGCGACTTGCTCACGGACTCCCTTGAGCTGCAGAACACGGCTTGGCAGGAGAACTCTGCCCTGCAGACGGAGGCCGCGAAGCGGTACGAGACCGTCGAGTCACAGCTTGGCATCATGCGCAATCGCATCAACGATGCCGCGATCGACCTCGGATCCGTGTTCCTCCCGATCATCGCGGACGGTGCGGAGGTCGTCGGCGACTTCGCCGACACGATCGCCTCGCTCCCCGCGCCCGTGCAGGAGTTCATCGCCGGTGGCACCCTCGCGGCCGGTGCTGTCGCGCTGTTCGGCGGGACAGCACTCATCGCGGTGCCGAAGATCGTGACGCTCATCGGGCAGATCCGACTTCTCGCGACGACGAGCACCGGCATGACTGCCGCGCTCGGCAAGGGCGCTGCGTTCCTCACCGGCCCGTGGGGCATCGCGATCCTCGCCGCCGTGACCGCACTGACCGTCCTGCAGGCGAAGGTCGACGAGACGAAGGCCTCCTCGGAGGAGTTCCAGAACCTCATCCGGAACGCGAAGTCCCCGGCGGAGCTGTTCGCTGCGACGGAGTCCGACTTCGCGCTCCTGTCCAGTCTCGACCAGGCGATCGCATCCGCGGACGTGTTCCAGCAGAAGCTCGACTTGATCGCGAACAACGACTTCCTCCGCGGTCTCGACGGCGCTGCGAGCAACCTGAAGTACAGCCTCGCTGATATCGGCAAGCAGCTGTCCGACACCGCCGCATCCGACCTCCCGGCCGCCCAGCGCGCGTTCCGGATGCTCGGCGAGGAGTACGACCTCAACACCGAGCAGCTCGGCTGGCTCCTCAACGCCATGCCCGAGTACAAGGCCGCGCTCGTCGACGTCGCAACCCAGCAGGGCATCAACGTCACGTCCACGGACGAGGCAGCGAACGCGACGAAACTGCTCGAGATCGCTCAGGGCGATGCTGAGGAACAGTCGAAGTCGTCGGCCGAGGCCTACATGGACGAGGCCGACGCGGTCAAGACACTCGTTGACGAGCTGATCTCCCTGCTCGACCAGATCAACGCGCTCAACGCACTCAACCAGGACGCGATCGGGGCGAACGCTGCCTATCTGGAGGCCCTCTCCGGCATCTCCGTGGAGGTGCAGCGACAGAAAGACGCCTATCAGCAGGCGCACGACACTCTCGATGGGTTCACCCTCTCCCTGGACGAGAACACCGCCTCCGGTTCCGCCAACGCCTCGTCCCTCGCGGACGTCGCCGCCGCGGCGCAGGAGGCCGCGTCGAAGCAGTTCGAGCTCGACTCGCAGACCATGTCGGCGAAGGACGCGACGGACAAGTACGCCGCGACCCTCGCTGCTCAGCGGCAAGCGTTCATCGACAGCGCGGTGCAGGCGGGGTACAACGCCGATCAGGTGAAAGCTCTCGCCGATCGGGTGTTCCAGCTGCCGGACGCGAAGACATTGACGATCGTTGCGGAGACAGCCCAGGCGAACTCCCGGCTCAGCAACCTGTGGAACGACCTCAACAACCTCGTCGGGAAGACGTGGAATATCCCCGTCGCCACGACGGTGGTCGGTCAGGGAACGGTACTCAAGCCGCCCGGACAGGCGACTGGTGGACCCGTGATCGGCCCAGGCACGGGCACGTCTGACTCGGTGCTCCGTCGACTCTCCAACGGCGAGCACGTCATCACCGCGGCCGAGGTGCAGGCGGCGGGCGGGCACGCCGCTGTGCAGCAGTGGCGACAGTCTCTACTCGCGGGCGGGGACCAGGTCGCGCATGCGTCCGTAATCCCTTCCCCGCGAATTGCGTCCGCTCCGGCGCTCTCGATCGATCGCGTAGCTGCCGGCGGACCCGGCAGCGTGACCTACATCGACCGTGTCGATGTAGCACTGCCGGCCGCTGATCCCGAGATCGCCGCGATGCTGTTCGCCGACAAGCTGCGGGATGGGTTCGCCTCATCCCCTGGACGTTGAGGGGCAGCATGACGAACACGATCACGCTGATCGACGGCACCCGCACCCTCGTGATCCCCGCGATCACCGATCACGGCTGGTACTTCCACTCCCTGGACGGCTGGTACGGGCAGACGGCGAACAAGCTGCGCGGTCAGGAGCGCCCGCAGGCGCACGGTGCGTTCCGACGCAATCGTGCCCTGCGGACCTCCCGCGCGTTTTCGTTCAAGACCGGGTACCGCGACGGCACCCCGGAGGAAGTCGAAGACGCGACCGCCGAGCTCGCGTCGTTCGGCGCCGAGGGCGAGATCACTGTCATCGTCGAGGACGCGCGCCGACGCACACAGCGAGTGTCGAACGTCGACATCATCGATGACCAGGACCCGACCCGTCGGTACACCGGGGACATGCTCGTCGGCCTCACCTCCGACGACCAGCGCCGGTACGAGGTTGGGGCGGACGTGCCGTGGTCGCCGACCGGGCCGCCTTCCCCGGGGCTGGGTCGCACGTGGCCGGCCGTCCGTCCGCTGATCTGGCCCGGCGGCGGGTCGTCGGGGCGGATCACGCTCACGAACACCGGGCAGGCGACCTCCGCACCACAGCTGCGCGTGTCGGGCGGGTTCAGCACGGCGCTGATCACGTGCGTCGAGACAGGTTCCCGGATCGGCCTGGACCGGCTCGTCCCTCCCGGTTCCGTCGTCGAGTTCGACACGGAAGCGCACACGGCGACCATCGACGGACAGTCCGATGTCGGCCGGTGGATCCGCTGGCGGGAGTGGGAGACCATCCCCCGCGGTGAGACTCGCACGTTCCAGTTCGACGTGACCGACCCTGTGGGGTCGCCGATCCTCGAGGGGCGGGTGCTGTCGGCATGGGCGTGAGGGCGTACCTGTTCGAGACGCGCGGTGAGGGTCGGATGCTCGGTGAGGTGTCCCCTGCCGCGGCGACGTGGACGGAGAACGCGAACCAGGCGGAAACCGTCACGGCCGTCTTCGACTTGGAGTCGATCGCGGGTGAACGGAACTGGCGCAGCGACGGCACCCCGTGGAAGCACTCCCTCGCGCTGGACGTGAATGGGCGGCTGCTTGGCGGGCCGATCCTCCCTCACGCGGCGGACGGCGGCAGTACCCGCATCACCGCCCGCGGTGGCCGGGTGCTGTTCTCGACCCGGTCGATCCTCCCCGTGACCGCGATGCCGCCCCGCTCCCTTGTGCTCCCATCGGGCGACCCGGACCCGGCCCTCGACTCCACCTGGACCGGGTTCGATCTCGGGACGATCGCGAAGAAGATCGGGCAGCAGGCGTGCACGTTCCCCGGCACCGACTACCCGATCGTCTGGCACGCCGACCGTCTCGGCACCCACGGGCGCACGTACGCCGCCGTCGACAAGAAGAAGGTCGACGCGGCCTGGAACGACCTGTCCCGGGTCGAGAACGGACCCGATATCCGGCTTCGCCTCGAACGGAACGGGGATGCCGCGTTCCGCTGGCGGTTCGAGACTGGCACGCAGGATCAGCCCCGGTTGCAGGGCACGGACGTGATCGACTTCGATATCGCGCAGACCTCCGGCTTGGAGGTTTCTCTGGACCCTTCGCTCATGGGGTCCCTGGCGTGGGCTCAGGGCGGGCGCTCGGTCGACAAGGTGCTCATCAAGGCCCTGTACGACCCGACGCTCATCGACCTCGGGTTCCCGTTCCTCGAACTGGACTCCGACGTGTCGCTGAACACGGTCGAGGAGGCCACGCTCGACTCGGCGAACGCGGAGACTCTGCGCACGGCGGCGAAGCCGTGGGAGTTCTGGTCGTTCAAGGTCCCCGCGAACCAGTCACCGTACCCGTACGAGTACGGGCCCGGTTCGCTGATCAAGGTCCACGTCAGCAAGGACACCCCCATCCGCGGCGGGTATGTCCCACCCGGCGACTACACGCGGCGGATCGCAAGCCTGTCCGGCGACCTGACCGACTGGATCACGATCACCTGCGGCGAGAGCTACGACGAGTAGGAGGCGCGCGTGGACCCGACACCGAACCGTGGAGGCCCGGAGGCGGAGATCCTCGCGCAGCTCGACGCCGTCAAGCGCCGCCTCGACGACCTCGAATCCGCGACCGGAACACAGCGATACCAGTCCGTCGCGAAGCTTCGAGAGTTGGTCGAGGAGTTCCAGCAGACGCTGACCGACTTCATTCAGAACGACGTGAACACGATCGTCGATCAGCGGATCGCGATCGCTCTCGCCTCGTACTTCTCCGGGAACATCTCGATCGGCGGAAGCCTCGTCGTCAACGGCGCAGTCCAGTTCCCCGGCGCACGCGCAACACCGCTCGGCTCCGCACCCAACCGTGTCGCCGCGTGGCTCGCCGGCCCCGGAGACGCCCGACTCGGTCACACCTCGTGACGTCCACCTATCCGTATCTGCCCGAGGAGGCACCCCATGACGCTCACCCGGTCGATTCCTACGCAGCACCCGTCCGGTGTTCCGATCCTCGACGAGCGACGCGTCTACCAGGGCCGGTACGCGCGCAACAGTGACGGCACCGCGCGCCTGGGCGTGCTCCCCGCGCACACGAACCCGCTGGTCACCGGGCGGGCATCGATGGGCTACGACATCGGTGCGTTCAACGCGGTCACCGCCCGCACCGCTGCCGGGGTCGAGGAGATCGCGAACGACGGCACCGTGACGGCGACAACGACCGCCGCCCCGGGCTCGAACTCGCGCATCGACGTGATCTGGGTGCGTGCCCAGTTCGGAAGCCCCGTGTCATCCGACGGGAGCAACGACGTCGTTTTCGGCGTCACTCAGGGCACGCCTGCGGCGTCGCCGTCGAAGCCGGCGATCCCGGCGGGTGCGCTCGAACTCGCAACAGCGACGGTCCCTTCCACCGCGACGACCACACAGTCGTCCGGTGTGGTGATCACCCAGACCTACCAGTACACGGCCGCCGCGGGCGGAACCGTGCTGATGCGGAACCGTGTCGAGCTGGAGGCGTGGTCTGCACCCGCCGGGGCGACGGCGCGCACGCTCGACACGGATCTGGAGTGGGTGCGGCGCCCGGCACCGTCGGCGGGCCCGCTGGCGTGGTACATCGCACCGGGGCAGCAACTCGCCTACATGTCGGCGGCGGTCACGAACGGTAACTCGAACACGATCATCGGGACGGTCGCGAAGACCATGGCGCTTCCGGTGGGCCAGCGGGTGAAGATCTTCTCCAAACCCATCGGCATGTACGTCGCTGCCGCGGGCGCCGGGATCGTCTACTACTCGATCAGGGCCATCAACTCCGCCACGGACATCGCCCCGGGAAGCGCGTCGCCGAAGAAGTCCACGGCGCGGGCCATGCACCCGGGCAACAGCAGCGTCACCTCCGTTCCGGGAACGGTGATGGAGCTGATCACGACTGCTGCTCAGCCGGTGTCCGCGGCGCTGTTCAACGAGTTCGGTGTCACGTTCGACCAGGACGGCCAGGAACTCTGGATCGAGGCATCATGACCGGCGTTCTGTGGCCGAACGGCTCAACGAAGCGCCCGTACGTGACGAGCCCGTTCGGGCCTCGGAACATCAACGTGCCAAACGCGTCGAAGAACCACAAGGGCGCCGACATGGTCGGTTTCGCGGTGATCCACGCCGTCGCCGACGGACAGGTGCGCGTCGCCGGCACTCCGGACGGCTGGGCCGGCGGCGGCACCCAGGCGTGGGTGCAGCACGACGGGTTCTTCTCGAAGTCCCTGCACTCCTCCGCGCTTCTCATCCGGGACCGCCAGTGGGTGCGCGCCGGAGACCCGCTGTGCGTGATGGGGATGACGGGCACCGCGAGTGACCGGCACCTCCACCTGGAGATCACACCGGGCACGGTGCACTTCTCGAACTCGGGGCAGGTCGATCCTGTCGCGTTCCTCGCCGCGCGCATCAGCGGCACCCCTGCAGGGAGCGGATCCGCCCCTGCACCTGCTGTACCGACCGTCTGGGAGGACGACATGGCTGTACTCGTGACCGGTGGCGGTCAGAACCTCATCGTGGGCGACAAGCTCATCCCACTCACCCCCGCCGACGTCGCGGCGATCAAGGGCGCTCAGGTGCTCGAGGTCACCCCGTCGACGCACTACAACATCATCCAGGCGTTCGCCCGCGACGGTGTGAACGCGGCGCTCCCGGTGATCGTGTACGTGAAGGACGGGAACGGCACCGTCTACCTCCTCACGAATGGGAAGCTCGAGGCGCTCGTCGACCCGTCCACGCTCGCGGCCCTGCACGCGCAGGGTGCCGCGTCGGTGACGCTGTCGCAGGCGGAGGTCACGAACCTCCTGGACGGCTGATGCGCCGGCTGTGGCGGGCGTCGATCTGGCACCCCGACGCGATACCGCCCGATGAGTGGAAGTACCGGTCCCTGAAACGGGTCTGGCTGCCTGTCTACGACCTCATCGCGATCGGTGCCGGGATCTGGGCGGCGCTGTTCGGGTCCCCGGTGCTGCACGAGCTGTTCGACGAGCCGGTCATCGACACCATGGGTGTCCTGCTGACGGTCGTCGCGATCGTGTGCCTTCTCGGAGTCGCGTTTCCTCGCCTCTGGCGGTGGGAGATCTGCGGGAAGGTGCTGCTGGTCGCGTTGCTCGCCGCATACGCCGGTGCCGTGGTGCTGTTCCGGGCAAACCCTGCCGCGTCGGCTGGGTTCGTCGCGTTCATCATCACGCTCGCCCTCCCGCTCCCGATCTTCAGGCTCACGCTTCTCGGTGAGGAGATCAAGGAACGCCGAGAGGGGGACGCCTAGTGGACCCCCAGACCGTCATCGCCGTCATCGGCGCAGCAGCCCTCGCGCTCGGCGCCGTGCTCACGTTCTTCGCGACACGAGGGAAGACGAAGACCGACGCAAAGACCGCGCTCGACGCCCGCATCGACGCTCGCGTGAGCGAGCAGCTCGAAGGCGCGTGGACCGAGATCACCACCCTGAAAGCGGACGTGGCGACCCTCACCGAGAAGGACCGGCTGAAGTCGTCCGCGTTCGCTCGGATCCTTCGCGCGATCGCCCGCCAGTGGCCGACCGACCACGGGCCCGACCTCGACCCGTCCGACATCGCTCTGATTGAGGACACCATCCCACCGACGTGGCTTCGCCGCGCACGTCCCACCGTCCAAGGAGAAGATCCATCATGAAGACACTCTTCCGTCACGCCGTCCTCGGCGTGCTGCTCGCGTTCGCTGCGCTCACACTGATCGGGGCGCCGGCTAACGCCGACAGCGCCACTGTCGCCGTCGCTACGGCCGCCGTCATCGCGTTCACACTCGACCCGGTCCTGGTGATCCAGCTCGTCGTGTCGACCGTGCTCCCGCTGCTCGTTGGCCTCGTCACCAAGACGAAGACCGACGCCGGCGTGAAGGCGGCACTGCTCGCCGGGCTCGCTCTTGTCACATCGCTGCTCACCGAGCTCGGCGCCGCGGTCACCGCTGGCGTGACCTACGACCTCGGCCAAGGCCTCATCCTCGCACTGCCGACGTTCCTGATCGCCGTCGGACTGCACTACGGGCTGTGGAAGCCGCTCGGCGCGTCTGTGAAGCTGCAGGAGATCGGCGACCGCCCGCTTCTGCGCCGCGACCTGCGCGGGGAGGGCTGAGCGATGGTCACTCGTATCGCGAACGTCGTGCGCAACGCCATGGCGAACGCCGCGGTCGACCTGATCGACGCGGGACCCGCTGCCGGGACGGTGCAGATCCGCACGGGTGCGCAGCCCGCGTCGGTCGCCACTGCCGCGTCGGGCACGATCCTCGGCACGCTCACTCTCTCGGACCCGGGGTTCGGGGACGCGGTGAACGGTGTCGCGACCGCCGCCGCGGTCACGGGTGACGACTCGGCCGACGCGTCGGGCACGGCGGGCTGGTTCCGCGTGTACGACTCGACCGGCACGGCGCTGATGGACGGCTCGTGCAGTGAGGCCGGAGGCGGCGGGGACATGATCCTCGACAAGGTCGCGATCGTCGCCGGCGGCAAGATCGCGATCAACTCCTGGACGGTCACCCAGCCCGCAGGCTGAACAACGAGGAGAGCATCATGGTTGCACCTACGGTCGTCGGGACGCCGACCACGTTCGCGTCCGCGACCAGCGGGTCGACCATCGTGCTCGACAAGCCGGCCGGTGTGCAGAACGGTGACATGCTCGTCGCCGTTCTGCGCACCAACGGCTCCACCTCGTCCGCGGACTTCGCCCTGGCCGGGTGGACGCGCCGCGGGTACACGTTCAAGCCGAACGACGGCGCCGGCCGCGTGTTCGGCATCTACACCCACCCGGTCACGGACGTCACGACTGAGCCGTCGACGTACACCTTCTCGAAGGCCGTCGCCGATGCCCGTCGCGTCGGGGCCATGTTCCTCGTGCGGGGCGTCGACCTGACGAACCCTGTCGCGGGGAACTCGGTCAACTGGGACGCGACGGCGACGCCGCGCGTGCAGCTGAACAGCTTCGCGGTCGACACCACGGACGCCGCGCTCCTCGTCTACGCGTGGGGCGTGGAGATCGTCTCGCCGAACGCGACCGCCCCGACGGTCACCCCGTCAACCGCGGTGGCTCTCGTACCGTCGGCGGCCGGCACGAGCACGACCCGCACGACCATCTGGGCGGGCGCCGAACCGATCTCAGGAGGGGCGACCACCGGTGCACGATCACTGACGTGGGCGAGCGCGACCGGCGAAGCAGCATCCGGCGTCGTTCTTCGCGGGCTCGCCGCCGCGCCGACCCCGAAGCCCGGCTTCTCCTCGGTCCCGCAGATGCTCGCCACACCGGGCGCGACGTGGGCGCACCGCGGCGGGTCCGCGAACCGCCCCGAGATGAGCGAGTACGCCTACGACCAGGCGGTCCTCGCCGGGTACGGGGCGCTCGAGTTCTCCGCCAACCGCACGTCTGACACGGGCGGCATCTGGGTCGGTGTGCATGACGCGTCCCTGAACCGAACCTCGCAAACCAGCGGGCTCCCCGACATCTCGACGATGACGTGGGCGCAGGTGCAGGCGTACCAGAACACCCTCAACAGCGCCGGCACCCCGCGGCCGTACTACCGACTCGACACGTTCCTCGACAAGTTCACCCCCACGCACGTGGCGATCGTGGACCCGAAGCACGCGATCGGCACGTACAACACCGAGTTCCTGAACCTGCTCGACGCGCACGGCGGCCCCTCGAAGATCGTCGTGAAGTTCTACGGCGCCGGGTCCGGTGCGGTCGCTCTCGCCGACGCTGCAGCCGCCCGCGGGTACCAGACGTGGGGGTACTTCTACGACACGGACGTGACGAGTGGTGAGCTCGCGGCGTGGCAGTCGCACTGGTCGATCCTCGGCGTGAACTACGACGCCCCACAGTCGGCGTGGGACGCGGTCCTCGCGTACGGGAAACCCGTCGTTGGGCACATCGCCGGGTCGCAGGCGAACTACGACACCGCGATCAGTCGTGGTGCTCGCATGGTGCAGTGCGCGAACGTCGACGGCATCCGCGCGGTCGGTGCGACGAACATCATCACCGCCACCCTCCCGGCGCTGCAGAGCGCAGCGAGCGGCACGTCGACACCTCCCGTGTTCACCGGCAGCGTCACGCAGACCCTCCCGCAGCTCAGCAGCAGTGCGACAGGGGAGACGACACCACCGGCGTTCGTCGGCGCGATCAGCGCCACCCTCCCTGCGCTGTCCGCCGCTGCAGCCGCGGTGACGGATCCACCGGTGTTCCGCGTCGACGTCACGGCGTCTCTTCCGGCGCTCACCGCGGCTGCAGCGGGTGCGGTCACGGACCCCGTTCAAGCGGGCAGCGTGGCGATGCTGCTTCCCGCGCTCGTCTCCGCCGCGCTCGGTACCGTCCAGTCGCCCGGGTACGTCGGGAGCATCGCTGCGGCGCTACCGGGGCTCACCACGGAGGCGCACGGCACGGTGGTGAACGGGCACGTCGGGACGATCACCGCGGTCCTCCCCGCGTTGGCCTCCGACGCTCACGGGACCGTCCGCGACCGCGATACCCGGATGGTGTTCACCCACACCAACCGACGCCTCCCTGACCCGGCCGTCACAACCCGACGGCTCGGCGCACCCGTCGGTCCCCGATGACACAGACCCCCACTCGCCTCCGGGCGGGTGGGGGTCTTCTGTCGTTGTCAGACGCGACGTACTGAGAGCATCCGCCAGCCGTCGGGCACCTTCGCCTGCAGCGCGTCCATGTCGTCGGCGTCGATCTCGCGGATGCCGTCGACACGGGAGAACGTTCCCGTCGCTTCCATCTTCGCCTCACCCTTGAGCATGCGCACGGGCGCGGAGACGAGGTCGAACCCGGCCTGTCGGTGGGCGTCGAGCTGGGTGATGACGTCCTCGAGCGTCGTACCGATCACGTCAATGGTGGTCTTCTCGATGGGGCGGATCTGGGCGACGAGCATCACACCAGCCTAGGGTCGCGCGGCCAAGCAGTCGGCGCCGAGCTCGTCGCGCCGGGGGTGGAGTGAGCGGGCATGCCTCTGCGGTGCGCACCGAGCGCGATCCACGGGTCAAGGTCGGGGAGCTCACGCAGCGCGGTGCACAGGGTCCGCGTGTAGTCGTCCTCGAAGTAACCGACCCACGTGCCGACAGCCTCGGTGAGCAGGTCGGTGCGGTGACCGGCGGCGGCGCGCAGCTCGGCGATGACGGGTGCCGGGTCCTTCGTGTACCGGTTGCGCGAGCAGATCGCGTCCAGGTGAACGCTGAGGAGAGTGTCGCGCGAGAGTCGAGCCATGGCCGGGGTGTCCTTCCTCCGGCCGAGAGGACACGAGTCTACGGCCCCGTCCCGACACGGGCGAACCGGAGGTCAATGTCGGCGGCCGGGGGCAGGATCGAAACCGTGACGCCCGCCGACCTCCTCGCCTTCGAAGCCGCCCACCCACGCCACACCCCGGCGAAGGGTGAGGCCATCCGACGACGTCTCGGCATCAGCGACGCACGGTACTACCAGCTGCTCATCCGTGCCGCGAGTTCGGCGGACGGCATGGCGGCTGATCCCCTCACCGCAAGGCGAGTGAGGGAGCGCACGTCGGAACGCGCGTAGAGATCAGAGGTACGGCGCCCAAGCGTCGAACTCTGACATCAGGTCACCGATTGCGCGGTCGAACGTCACCGAGAGCGTCGGGCAATCGCCCGCAGCAGAGGTCGTGCACCCCGCGGCGTCCCATGCCATCCCGGCGTCGCGCGCGGCAGCCGACGCGTCCACCGTCTCCGCGAACAGGGATGCAATCTCTGCGGGCGGTTGCTCTGCGATGAAGCCTTTCTTCCCGGGCCCTGTTGCGAGTTCGTACTCGATCGCCGTCGTCTGCGCCTGGTACATCGCCGACATCATCCGGATCCGGCACATCGCACCGCTCTCGGATCCGGCGACGATGCCCGAGCACGAAGCCGCGTCCCAGTCAGCCTCCCACTCCTCCCACGTGGCCTTCTGCTGAGCGATGAGCGACGCCCACTGTGCGACCGTGCTCGTCTCCTCGACTTGCTGTTCGGAGGGCGTGGGCGTTGGGGCTGTGGACGGCTCCGACGCACTGCATCCAGAGAGCAGCACAACGGCTGCAGCGAGAGCGAGGAAGGCGGACCGAGTCTTCATGCACGCGAGCAT